ACTCAAACTCTTGCAAGTATTGGTCTTGCGTCATGGACTTAGCAGCGTCATCCAATTCGCTTTGTGGCAATAAGCCAGTTTGACTAGCTCTTAGGGTTTTGGCATACCAGTCAGGAGATTGGGTGGCATTGTTATATATATCCCAAAAGGCGTTATGGCCTTTAGGTGTTCCAATGAAAACTGCCCAGCCGAGTCTGTCTGCCAACAAAGGCCGAATAATCTCGCCCCAAATACGAGGGCGCATATCTGCATACTCATCTAAGACAATTCCATCAAGGTACAAACCACGCAAACTATCAGCATTGTCAGCGCCAAACAGTCGAATCCTAGCTCCATTTATTAGTTCCACCCATAGTTCAGATTGATTAGCTTTAGCCATTACAGGCTTACTAAATCTTAATAGGTAGTCCCAGGCGATATTCTTGGCTTGGCTGTAATATGGTGCAACATAGGCATAGCGACCATCTTCTTTGCCCTCTATTAGTGCCTTGTATATAAGGTCATTAATGCAAGAAACAGTCTTACCGCATCTACGGTGAGCTACGATGACTGCCCAGCGTTGTTGTCTTTCGTGAAAATCTAAAAATACATCACGAGGACGGTAGTCTAACTCTACCTCTTGGACTATTTCTTCCAAGACACCACCAAGCGTTGTGGGGCTTTTTCATCGCCTACTACTTCAGTCCTTGCAAGTTTAGGCACAGCGTACTCAACCATGTTTTGCACAATATCACAGGCTTTGCCAGGATTAGGTGGGACAATCCACTTTCCTGTTTGGTCGTCAAATAAGCCTTCAGCGGTATTTTGAAGCCATGTTTGTAGAAATGGTAAGTTAGCATCAAGAAGCGCTTTAACAGCCTCTCGTGCCTCTTGAGTGACCTTATTAGGCGTTCCTGCAACACGCCCACCTGTCTTTTTTCTAGTTTTTTCTACTTTAGATTCCATATAAACTCAAGTGTTTGATTTATAAGGGTTTTAGTATACATTAATTATTCAGGGTTGTAACCGAGTTCGTAAGGATAACCTTCTGACGATAATTCTTTAGCTTTTACTTTTTTTGTAAGAATATCGTAGTCACCGTTTAAAGCATTTTCGCCATGCCATTCAGCATATTTTTTGCTTGGTGTCACCCAATCACCGTTATTTATATCTTTAACACCTTTGGGGACTGCACGATGTACTTCGACCATTGCTTCAGGTTTACCTTTTGACTTAAGCGCAGCCATATACCAATCATGGTCAATTAATGTGTCGCCTATGCCATAAAGTCTTTTCCCTTGCAAAGAATAAACATCTTTTGGCATTAATTCATCTAAAGCATGAAAATAAGCACCATATTCTTTTGCGTTTGGCGCTGTATGCGAACCTTTATATGAAGCAGTCATACCAGTAAAAGGCACTTGCATAGCCAATTCAGCCATAGCTTTAGGGTCGCCTTGAGTCATCATAGACTCGTAGGTATTGCCTGGAAACGCTTTACTAAGCAAATCCATTTGATGCGCTTGGTTTTCTTCAAATTTCTGCGGAATATTTGCTATATGCTGACGCAACATTTCAGCCATTCCTGTTGTCGGCTGTGCGACTGGTTGGTCATTTTGTACATAACCAGTCTGACGGAGTGCATCAGCTAGTGTAGGCATTTAGAAATGGTCTTTTCTAACCTTGTTTAATTCGTTTTGAATAATCTCTCTGCGCTTCATGCGCTTATTCTCTTTAATCTGTAATACATTGTCTTTACTGACAACATTGAGTTCAGGGTCAGTAGGTTGTGGTTTGTGACCTTTTACGCTTGCAAGGGTGATTGCCATGATTATTCCTTAATAATTCTTCGACTGCGGTTATGTTCTTTTTTTTCCATAGATTTTATTTGATTACAAGTTGCGCATAAAACTTGAAGTTTTATTTTAGCTTCATCTAAATTATTTATATAGTATCTAGCAATCTTTGTTCCCAAACGCTTTCTATCTTCATATCCATCACCTTGTATGTGGTCAAGAACCATACCCCGCAAATCTTTGTCATATCCACATTCAACGCATTTACCACCTAAAAAAGACAATAAATCATGCCTTTTCTTTATATCTCTTAAAGAATCTATGCCATTTCTGCCTCTATAAGCAGCTTGCGCATAACTTAAACCATCAACTCTTTCATATTTTGTTCTAGCAATGTTTGCAGCAATTAACCTATCTCTATTTACATCGCCATTACATTTATTTGAGCAATATTTTCTAGTTTTTTGCTTTGCAACAAAATCAATATTACATTTAACGCATTTATATTGAAAAGGCATTATTCTTTATGAAATCGTTCCAACTCTAATGCTAATCTTGCCCGTCTGCCCATTTTACCTTTTGCTTCTGCGGCTTTTTTTAGCTTCTTTTCAGGAATCTTCTCATCTTCTTTTACGCCCAACTCTTTTTTGAGTGCGCCTGGGTGTTTAATTGCGCCTTTTATCCAGTTAGCCATATTAGCCTTTCATGTGCTTTTTCATGGACATTTCGGTGGCATCTTTGTGCATTTCTTCTTTTTTGCCCAAAACTTTGCCATACGCTTCTTCTAACTTAGCTTTACGCTTGCCTTTAGCGTTATCTCGCTCTACATTGAGTGCAATCGCTACGGCTTGTTTGCGTGGCTTTCCTGCGGCTTCTTCTGCTTTAATGTTTTTGCCTACGCTTTGGGCGCTGCCTGATTTATCTAACGGCATGGTAATTCCTTTCAAAGTTCGTACAATTTTAATACATCTACAGCTTCTTGCACAGAATTTACCCTATGAAGTGGGCCACCCTGCCAATTAGCAAAAAGAGTGATTTGCAAAGGGGTTAGCTGCTTGTCTGCCCCATCCTTAACTTCAAGTAAAATAGTCTGGTCGTTATAACAAACCATTAAATCTGGTATTCCACCGCCTACAGTATGCAAAAGAAATACCGTTGCGCCATAATCTCGTAGCGCTTTTACAACATCTTTTTGATTTTTATCAACTTTTTTAATATAAGACATAAAATTATGTTAGTGTTTATCAACTTAACAGTATAGGGGAAAAAAATGGGCGCATATTACTTAACTGACGACCAATTTATAGCCGAGTGGAATTTATTGGGTTCTGCGTTAAAAATGGCACAAAAGCATGAAATGTCAGAAAGGGCAGTATACAACCGTAGGCGGTCAATCGAATCAAGACTCAATGTTACTTTGCCAGCGTTTAATGACCAACGCTTAGACCAAACTAAAAAGATATTTGAAACAGCAGGACACGCTAGGCGTGGCAGAGAATTGCAAAAGGGTCACATTATTGCATTTGGCGATTGTCATTTTTGGCCTGAAGTTTCCTATACCACCGCATATAAAGCCCTTATTGAGTTAATTAAAGAATTTAAACCTAAAGCTGTTGTTTGCATTGGCGATGCCTTTGACGGCAGCCAGGCAAGTCGCCATCCTCGTATTGGCTGGCAAAACACTCCTACAGTCAAGGAAGAATTAGAGTGCTGCCAAGAAATGATGGAAGGCATTGAAAAAGTAGCTAAAGGCGCTGAATTGATTTGGACTCTTGGCAATCATGACGCACGCTTTGAAACATTCCTATCCAATGGTGGGGCGCATAGCTATCAAGGCATACAAGGGTTTACCCTTAAAGACCATTTTCCTATGTGGAAAGGATGCTGGACTTATTGGATTGAAAACGCTGGAACAATGAATACCGTTTTTAGGCATAAATGGAAGGGTTCATGGTCTGGTGGCAGAAACAATACATTAGCGGCTGGCACTCATGTCATTAGCGGTCATACGCATCATTTAAGCGCTGTGCAATACAACGATTACAACGCACATGGGCGCTGGGGCGTTCAAACAGGCTGCCTTGCTGACCCTCGTGGCGAACAATTTATTCACTATACTGAGGACACCCCTACCGATTGGACTAGCGGCTTTGCTTTATTAACCTATGAACAAGGGCATTTATTACAGCCTGAGTTAATCAGAGTGTTTGATGAAAACAAAGGGCTAGTTGATTTTCGTGGCAAATTAACCCATTACTAATGAAGCTAACACCAGCTATTCTCAAGAATCTATACAGCGCAATATACTGTATGAAACCTTTTGATAGGTGGGATATGCCTTTGCCAGAGGAAATTAAGTTTGTGGTTGATAAAGATAAAGAGGTAATGGGGACATATTTATATAGCGATGATGGTGACCATGAGCATATTATTACTATTTCTTCTGCTCGTTGTGGTCATCTTGACACGGTAATGCGTGTTTTGTGCCACGAATGTATTCATATGAGTCGTCACAAGACGAACAAGTGGACTCACCACGATAAGGAGTTTCGTAATAGAGCGCACCGTATTTCGTCTGAATTGGGCTTTGACCCTTTGGAATTGTAGGAAAAAAAGCTTCTCTAACTTCTTCCATAAATTTTTTATAATTTTCGTTCATTTATTCCCCCAAGCTCTGTTTGACTTTCTGTAATAACGCTTCCTCGGTAGTTCCCCATTTTCTTTCAAAACCTTTTCGACCCAATCCGTGAATCCCATCGTTTCCTCGGTGATGTTCAGGACAGAGGGGGATAATGGGGCTTGTAGCACGGACACCAGCCCTTCTAATGTGG